AAGTGCCGACGCGCGCCATGCAGCCTCTCGGACATCGGTACCGCCGTCGCGACGGATCGCACGACGCATAGACAGCACGCCCGTCTTATCGCGATTGAGGTATCGCATTTCAGCCGGCGAGCGGCTCACAGTCTTCCCGACCGTAAGCGAGCTGCCGGCTTGCACGCGAAAGCGAGGCTTGTCGGACATCCTGTCAATTCCCGTAAGCGCCCCATCTGCTGCGGCGACGTTCCTTTTTCGGCGGATCGGCCTTTACGGGCTTCACTGCATCAACCGATCCAGTAGCCGCTATCGCCTGGTGGCTGTCAGGGGATAGCAAGTCCGGTGCAATCTCCGGCTCCCGCTGCGCACGCAGTCGTGCCCACGCCTCCTTTGTCATCGTCGAAAGGCCAAGGTGCTCGGCCATGGCCATCGCGTAAATCCGGCAATCGAGAAAATGATTGTCAGGTCGACGCTTCAGCCACTCTTCGTGAAGTTTCCCCTTCACTAGGCTCTGCTTGAAATACTCCGCAGTGATTTGCTGGAAGTATTCCTCGCCGAGTTCCTTGTGAAAATGACAGTAGCCAGGCGGGTCGGTGGCTTCACCAGCCGCCAGACCCATCTTGTAGAGGTTGCCGTAGAACTCTGCCTTCAGCGGCCAGGTCCCGACCGGCCAGCTTCGCGCTGATCCGAACCGCTTCTTCTTCCCGCGCTTGTTGCCTGACTTGTTCGACGGCGCGCTGATCGCGGGAACGCCCCGACCTTCGACACCCTTGATCGCATAGGCGTTCGGATGACGACGGCACCATTCCAGCACCTGGTTGGTGCGATACCCACTGTCGACTGCAAGAGCCTCGATTTTCCGCAGCACGCCATGGGCGTCGGAAAACTCACTAGCGAAGAACTCCTCGAGCAGGACCCACGCACCTTGCTGCGGATTGTCTGTTGCGCCCTCAAAGAATTCGGCGAAGACATTCCAAGTCTGGCGATCCTCGGAGAAAGCCACGCCTTCGCAAAAGATGCCGTATCCCTGGACGTCGGCGCCAGCTGTGAACAGCAAACCACCTGCGGGTATGACGTTCGATGAGTAGTCTTCTCTTCGCTCCATCAAGCGCTTGTGGTCCGGCGCATTGCCCTTCATTTGGTAGGGCAGCGCCAGAACCAGATTATGATAATCCTTCGCGCCAGCCTCGCCCTTGGCTTCGAAATTGATCTTGTCCTCGGCGATCGCTTCATAGGACATCATCAAAGACATGAAGGCATCGACGTTGAAGCCGGGATGCCTGTCAGGCCCCTCGGCAGTAGCCACGTATCGACCACCTCTTACGGCTACTACCCGCTCTAACTCAGAGATGTGGTGCCCACAGGACGGACAAGCCAACGTGGTTTTGTGCGGCTGCTTGCGATCGATCCGCAAATAGTCGTCACATTGGACAAGTTCTTGCCGGCACTCCGCACAACGAACATTCCAGAAACGCTTGTCGGACCGGCGGAACGACCGATCGATGCGGCAATGCCCTGGGCCTTCGCCTAGTTCATCGCCGCTATCAAGCTCGGGCGTGGAAAGCTCGAGGATTTTGAAGCTCTTCTGTCAGCGAAAGGCGGTGAAACGACCGAAGAATAGGTTCTCAGGGTCAGCGCCGTTCGGCAGCTCTTGCCACTTTGAGACCTCATCCTTCACGCCATATCTGGTCGTTTTAGCCGACAGGTCCATGACCGTGTTCGCGTTGGCAAGGTAGATCGCGCCGCCCGGGAACTTCTTCTCGTAGGTTGTCGACCCGTCGCCACTCCGTTGTGTGGTCGGATAGATAACTGCCTTACCGGTTTTCTTCTGCCACTCGTCGATCAGAGGCTGCATCTTGCCGGAGTTGATGTCGCGTAAAGCATCAAGACCCGGGACGCCGTAGAGCGCATTGTCTGGACAAACCTCAGAGATATAGAGCATCCAAGCCAGGCCGAGGATCGAGACACCGGTCTGCTGAGATTTCCGGACCGTCACCAAGTTGCTTGGATGCTCCTGGCTTAGGCATTCTGCAATCTCGATCAGATAGGGCGCGTCCTCTGCCGACCAAAACTCCCCCTTCTTCGGCCCATCTACCAGCACAATGTTCTTCGTGAGCCAGAGCGGAAACGGTACGGGCGGCTGCGGCCGGATAGAGCCCGCCAGAACCGACGAGACGATCCGAAGCGCGCCAGGATGGACTGTCACCGTTCTTCGTCCTCAATCAACTCGTCAGTTTCAGGGGCAGACAAAGCCATTTCTGCGAGTTTGTCGGCCATCTGGTTTCCAATCTCGAATGCGATCTGGCGAAGCAGAACCCGAACGCCATGAACGCCCTCTTTCGAAACCGCCATCGCGATGTCGTCGGTCCTGTTTGGCAATCTACGAATGATCGCCTGCAACTCAGCTCCCGCGCTGGATAGCGACGCATCGATCCGATCACGTCTGACGAGCTGTCCACAGTCTTCCTGATGCCGGATCTTCTCGCGGCCGACCTTCAGCCACTCTGACTGGCGGCGAGCCTCCTCGAATGTATCGCTTGGATCGATCGCGTTTCGCGCTTGCCCTGTTGGCAGCGCCGCATCAACGGCTGTCCGTATCGGCGCAGTTGCCTTTGCTGGGTTGGTGAAACGCTGCCGATAGTGGTCGTAGTGCGCGAGGGAAACCCCCATCACTTGACCCTGCCCACCGCGCTCGACCGGCGTATCCGGACTAACCTCGACAAGCTTTTTGACTGTCTTCGAAACAGCTGCTTTCGACACACCATCGCGAGCCGCGATCTGCGTGATGCTCCACATGACGTCCGACATGAAACCAATTCCGTCTTGCCGCCAAGACCAGGAGGCGCGCGTTAACCCGTCAACCGGTAGCGTTAACCTCGTTAACCCCGTTAACCCAATGTTTCGACGTCTAAAACTGGCAGCAATCTGCGCTCCGCCGGGACCGTCTAGCATAGAAACCGGGGTACGGTCCCTGAACCGGGGGGGGTACCCCCCGGGGTCGAGGGGGTCAGAGGGGTCACCCGGATCGGCCGAGAAGGAAGGCAGCCTGCTGGAGGATGGTCTGAGCAAACTCACCAGCGGCGATCTCCGCGAGCAAGTCTTCGTAGTCTCGCGGTGTACGCTGGATCGCATTGGCAGGGCTTGGTCCGAACATCATCTGCGTTGGCAAACGAGCGGCAGTCTGTCTCTGCAATACCAGCCCTGCGGCGGCCTTCGAGTTATTGCGGGCGATGAATGCCCCCTCATACCGTCCGCGACCACGGACATACACGCCGTAACCGCGTTGGCTAGCGCCGATCTCGCTGAGAGGAATATTCGTTGAACGTACGGAGAGAACGACGTCCGCTCCTACCAGCCTAGATTTCATACGTTGGCGAACCAACCTCTGAGATATTTTGAGCACCTTCGATGCGAAGCGAGCATAGTCTCGCTCTACCGCACCTCGCGCTCGCGCAGCTGCTCGCCTGAACGCGACCTGCTGCAATTCTCGCGGCATGGCCGCGTAGATCTTCGCGACCCTCGCAAAGTCAGAAGCATCAAATTTAAACTCGACACTCATGAGGGTGTCGCCATTACAGCGACGGGGTTCATGGCGGCCTCCATCATCTGGAAACAAAAAACCCGCCGGGCGTTTCCGCCAGCGGGTTTATCTAATCTTTTACAGTGTGCTTAAGATGCACCAAATGTCAGTCGCGCCGCAAGTGGGTCAACGAAATATATCACACAACGTTTTCAATAGCTTGGATTTTAGTCTGACTTCTTCCGGTCCGAGCCCACGGCGCCCTGTCAGGGTTGAACGGCAGCAAATCATGCCCAGTGAGACGATCCTGAAGCGCCTCATGAAGCGCTTCAAGCGACGACTGCCAGATTTGCCAGTCGAGGCGAGACATGACCGCGGACACGATCGATCCCTCCAAACGATGTTTGTTGTAGGCATCCCTGGTCGGACGGCGCTTCCGATAATCAAAGCCATCGACCTCCCGCAATTCCATGCGACCAAGGCTGTTCATCATGCTGCGCTTGACGAACCAAGATGGATCCTTCCCATTATTGCTGCAGACGATCGTCTTCGGTTGGGTGCCGCTCCAATCCGGGCCGCGTTTGAGGATAGCGCAGCTTGTCACCAGTGCGACGATCTGCTGGCCATTGAGGCGAGGGTTTCTGGCAGAGATGAGGTCAGACACAACTCTCTCCACTTCCGCTGCTACAAGACCATGCTCGTCAGACCAGTCCGGGAATGGGTTCCAACCTACCGCTACCTCAAAGTTTCGGGATCTGAGTTCTCGAACGGCTTCGCCAACGATAGTCGCGTCTCGGTGTGGCTCACCTTCGTAGGCGAATAACGGAAGCACACCAAAAGCATTCGGGCTGCGGTCGACCAATGTGCCCAGGACCGACATTTCCGCGTAGGCCCCGGAGCTGGAAGCCATGGATGGTCCACTACCTTCGATCATGCCGGCTTTGGGCAATTCGTCACAGAAGGCCCAGATCAGCAATTCAGCTATGCCAATTTTCTTCATTTTCAGTTCCCTTTAGCATTCTGGACAGATTGGACAGAGAAGGTGTTTTCAAAGGACAGATAAAACACCGGTTTTGACACTTAAAACATAACAATTTCAATGGTTGGACAGATAGGACAGATAGTTCTTGCCTTATGTAATGAGGGAGACACTCATCTTTTTACACTACCGAACTGACATCTTATTTCGCGCGCGCTTGCGCACGCATCACGGAAAACCCTAAAACACCTGTCCTAGCTGTCCATGAATGATAACATACTGATTTCTTTCAATCATTCCCCACACCCCTTGTTTGATTATCTGCCCTTCGGCTTGGTCTTGCTGTCCTAGATGTCCAACCCCGACCCTTCGAATGGGCGGTAGAGACAGATTTCGAGCTGCCTGCCCTGCCTGTCCGGCGAGGGGTCCGGGTAAATTCCATCATAGATCCTCCGGGAACGGCTCATCTGAAGCGAACCGTCCAGACGGCGGGCCGTCGCCGGAGTGGTCGCGACGGAATTCTTCGCGAACCGATATGCCCAGATAAACGGTACCGTTCGACCGAGTTCGCTTGAACTGGCACATCAGTCCCTCCAGACCTTTCCAGCTCTTGCGTGTCTGGTCAGGCAATCGCCGCGTGAATGTGGGCTGACGGAACTCGGCCAACCCTTCACGCTTTGCGTAGCGGACGTAGGCGTTGAACAGCTCCTCCGGTGTTTCCCGGTCCGCCTCTTTACCCGTCACATGGCACGCATTCCTGATGAAGGCGCCGATTGGGTCGCTCTCTTCGCGATACTCGGCAGTTGCGGCCCTGACGCCAGCCGGCACGTTGAGACCAGTCTGGAGATATTCGAGGGCGCCTTTTACCATCCAGGCGAAAATGCCCGCCTTCTCCGCACGGAGCTTGCGAGGAAGGTCTCTGTCAACCTCATCCTCGGGTATCTGGATCTCCCAAGGGACTAGGTGCACACGCCGCCAGATGCCATCGCTGTCGTCTCGGATGATCGGCTTATGGTTTCCTGAAAGGATGATCTTGAACTGCGGGATCAACTCGAAGAAGTCCTTATGCAGACGTCGCACGGCGATCGGCTCACCGCCAGTTAGCGTCTTGATCAGCGCATCCTTCAGATGAACACCCATCTCAGGCTCGGCGGCTGCAACAAGCCTGGCACCTGGAAGGCGCGCAAGGTCTGGCGTTGCCTCAGATCCTCCCCGCTTACTGTCACCTGCAAAGCTGTCGATGGACATGGAAACCGCATAGTCCGAAAGGATCTCGACCATCAGATCCATGAATGTGGATTTGCCGTTTCGACCCGCACCATAGAAGAACAGGAGGCATTGCTCGGAAGTGACACCAAGAAGGCAGTAGCCGAGATATCGCTGCAGGAAAGCCCGATAGTCCGGGTTCGGCATAACGCGCTGCATGAACTGTTGGAAAAGGTGGCTGCCGGATTTAGGATCGAAATCAACTTCAGCCAATTTGGATATAAGGTTCAGGGGGCTATGTCGGTCTAGGCGCACCTGCCATTTTCCCAGCCCGTCCACTTCCGAGCAGAAAAAGCGAAGCGTTCCGGTCCTGCAATTGACCGCATGCAGGTCGATGTTCATGTCGTCGACGTCGAGAGAGCAGTAAGGAATAGATTGAACTAAGCCGCTGATCGCGGCGATTTGCGGCGGGCTTTGACGAGAGCGCCCTGACTGAGAGGATGGTTGTGTTGCAACCCACCCTTCAGACAGGAGGCCCCGATGGCTGAGATGAGCCC